TTCCATTTGCCCAGGAACCAGGGTTTCTAGCAGCAACAACAACATTACTAATGTTGTTTTCAGAATATCCTTTGTTGATATAATCGTCTACACTCTTAATGGCGACACTGCTAGCAGTACCCACAAAAGAGTTCTTGAGTCCTGAGTCGTTAGATCTAACTACTCTCAGTACGCCACCATATGCGAGATACGATGAAGCTGTCAACCAATACTCGTAGTGGTTGCTGTCCTTATATGGCGAACCGAATGTCTCAAGGAGATCCGCTTCGGTTTCAATAAGTGTGGGTTTCTCGACTGGTCCTTTCGCAAAGGGAGCTACGAGACCTGCGGCCTTGGTAGATGTAGGATCTACTCTACCTTGGGTCAGGTCAACTTCCCTTACGACAATTCCAGGAGATGCTAGGTTAAGCGGCATCTTTAACTCCCAATAGAATCCAATATTTGTCTATAGATATTTAGAGTTTGGACCTTTTTGAGTGGGGAAACTGCTTATGAACACTACCAATCTGGATATGACCACATGGTTTTTTTGTCACTTTTCTTTCGACTCATAACAACTCTTTTCCCAGTGCAGATCTTACATTCGTAGGAATATGCTGATGGTGAATCGCCTCTATCCTTATGAGTACGATAAAAATCGTTCATCAAATCTTTTGTCTTACCACAAGATCTACATGTTCTTTCTATAAGATATAAATGACTTAATCCAAACTCATCATCTAACTCCATTAATTGTATTCCCACATATATGATATATCTCCATATGTAGATGACATTTCTTTATCTACGGTCCATCTATCACCACCTTCTACGAATGTCTCATCGTCTAATCCATCACTAATAAATCCAAAAGGTGCCATGTCTTGTTCGATTTGATCCTTCTGATCTTCATAAATTCTTTTACGAACATCATTATCCGTCATCTCTCTAAAATAATCCTGAGCAACTAGCCATGCAAAGATGACTAAGCACATTGCCAAGTCATCATGGCATCCGTCTTCTGCCTCCCAGGATTGTTTCTTTTGAATGAATGTAGTTAGTTCTGCAATGATATCATAATCACTAGTTATTAACTTACCTTCCTCTACCAATGCTTTAAGATTTGAGCAACCAGTCTTCTTTACAGCAGCGGTCATTCGGACACCCATCTGGGTTTTCTTACCACTAAAACCTGTACCTACTTGCTGACCTGCTCTACCTCTCATAGAGCACATTAGCATATTTTCATATTCTAGATCGTATTGTAAAATTGACGCAACCTGGTCTCCAATATCATTAACCTCAACCAATACATAGGCATTGTTATAAGCCTTTGCCATATCCAAAATAATATTTGGGAATAGCATAGGTTTAATTTCATTGTTCTTATATCTCGCTACAGTTTTATATGGGAACTCTGAAATATCAAATATTACAAATGCTGAATAATCATGATCAATGCCACGCGCAGTATCAACAGTTACGATATAGTCACGGTCTTTCTGTGGTTTTTCATATACCACGAGGCCCTTTCCATTGTTCTGTATTGGATCATCAAAAACAAGATTTCTTAACTTAGCAACACTAATAAGAGTATCAACAGATCCAAGGAATTCGCATTCAAACTCAACTTTAAATTGCTGCTCTGAAGTATTAGCAATAGTCTGTGCTTTCCACTCAGCATCTCTGCCAGGTACTTCTGACCAGTGAACTTCTGTTGCAGTGTATTCGTTTTTTCCTCTTTGTGCGTTATGCCAATATCTATAGAAATGGTTCATGCCGTGAGGCGTTGAAACCATGATTACCTTTGTGCTTTTACCAGAAGTAATAGTAGGATAAACAGAGGCAAAGAATGACTCTGCAATATGGTTTGGTACGAACGCAAACTCATCGAGGAAGATGATGTTAAACGACATACCTCGGACAGCACTTGCAGATGTAGATGCTGCCAATATCTTACTGCCATTCTCTAGCTCCATACTACCTTTGTTCCAGGATAGAATACCCTGTTGCATCCACTTTGGCAAGTTCTCGTATGCAGTTTGTAACCTACTAAGAAGTTCTCTTGCTGTTGCTGCTTTGTTTGCTAGAATGCCAACATTGACACTATCGTTAAAAACAATGTAATGTAGAAGATAAGATACACATGTAGTAGACTTACCAGTCTGTCTTGGCATCTTACAGATATTAAATCTGTTCTCGTGGAAATTTTTAATTAGTTGCTCTTGAAAGGGCCACATTTTAAATGGCACCAAACCTTCATCAAGAGAAACAATTTTTACATAGTTCTTAGTAAAATATATTGGATCATCTTTGCATCTCAACCACTCAAGAACTTGCTCCTGAGTAAATTGAATAGGAGTATTAGCTTTCTTTAGATTAGGATTACCAAGATAGATATCTTCAGCCATTTAGCGTACCGTGCTGTCTCCTGACTTCTCTGAGTGCTTCAAGGTTCATATCCTTGGTGCCACCATCATATGCGTGAGCATACCCTTCAGTAATCATTTGCTCGTTAAGGGACACACTGTCGTCCCCAATGTAAAGCCAACCCAAAAGACGCCCGTATTTGCCAGTGCCACCAACAAGTTCAGTCCTAACAGACAACTCATCATCACCAGCCAAAGTGCCTTCGAGTTTTTCTTTGAGCCAGTTGGTTGCGTCGATTCCAAGTGCTTTCTCCTCTAGGTTTCTCGTCCTTTTTTCCGGTGTATCAACGCCTGCAATTCTAACTCTTTCCTTCTTGTATAGATCGAACCCCAGATCAATAGTGACATCAATAGTATCGCCGTCAAGTACACGATTGATCTCCGTCACTCGGAAGTTGTAGCAGCTCTTCCTGCTTGGTGGTGTCAATGCGCCCATTTTCTAACTCTGAGAATGCTATCCTTAATATGTATACAATATACCCTAATGCTAATGCTGCAGCAAGAAATGTCAGAATAATTACCGACCACACGGGATCACTTGGGTAGTCTAGGGGACGCAGCAGTAAATTCATTTCTTAACAGGCCAAGTAAGTTCCATTCCTATCGTAAGTAGTAAAACAAATCCGAATACAAATATTCCACTAATCATTTCTATTTTTCCATAGTTCTAAAAAATAACGATCCACTTTATACAAATCACCATATGGTGGTTGCTCTTCATTTCCTGACCATTTTAAGCAAAATGATCTCATCTCACATGTTATTCTATTTGGTGTAAACATTCTAGCAAATGATGACATGGCAAACGCATGTCTCATCTTAATGCGCTGTTCCGTTTCCGTCATATTTGTCACTTTCATAATAGACATTCTCACCTCTTCTGTGCCCGAAATAAATGGTGGCACATATGAATGGTAGTGATCCGAAAAGTAAGACATCAGATAAAGTCATTAAATTTTTTCCTCGTAGATTTTGATTAACCGCATTACTTGTTTTCTGTCGCAACCGCAAGGAGCATTCTTCACACACCTAAGGATTAATTCATCATCAGTGATGGTGGGTTTAATAGTGAAACCCCACTTATCAACTTCACCATCTACAGGTGCTTCGCATGGGTCAAATTCATGTGGCATTAGATAGTATTACCTGGTGATAGCGATTGGAAAATTTTGGAGCAAGCATCAATAGCATAACTTGCTCCATATACACCAGAGAAAATATATGAGATACCTAACTTGGAGCAATACCTCTCAAGCTCCTGGCATTTTGTTATGTCACTGTTACTATGATCAATAATGATATCACCACCCTCAAGTAAAGGTAGTAACTCATCAAGTGTGTCTTCTACCTTTACTTCTGGAAGTGTAATTTGAAAGATACCAGGAATTCTCCCAGCACTAGTATATTGTTTACGATCAGATTTAACTGCTCGGACAAGATACTCTAATGAAGTTACACATCCACTAAGATGTCCTGCTTCATATTGTCCACAGGCATTCTCATAGTTAGTGCTACTATACCCCCAAACTTCAATACCTTTTTCGATCATACGACGAGCCATACCTTCACCAGTACGACCCAAACCAATCATTCCAACTTTCATAATTTTACAGTGTAATTTTTAACCATGGTAAAAGGGGATCTATAACTCCTATGAGCCTGAGGAGACCTTCAGCAAACAGAGCGAGAACAACCCAACCAACACACATACTGATAATTCCAGCATTACGATTGTGTTTACGAATGGCGTCATCGATCATCTCCTGACATTGTTCTTTGGTCACATAGTGACTAGGTTTAATTTCAGTCATTCTGTGTGGCACTAATTATTTTAATAAATTTCTTCTTCTGCCTCCGCTTTGATCACACAATCAGAAGTGGGATATGACACGCATAAAAGTGCAAATCCTGCCTCCATTTGATCATCATCTAGAAAAGATTGTTCTTCTTGATTGACTGTGCCTTCTAGAATTTTCCCCGCACATGAAGAGCATGCTCCAGCTCTACAAGAATATGGAAGATCAATACCTTTCTCTTCTGCTACATCTAAAATATATTCGTCAGAAGGACACTCAAAAGATTCTTCTGTGCCGTCTGAAAGTTTAACTTTAATAGAATAATTCATGTAGTTCAGTATCTCCTAACCATACTATCTAGTTACCTTCTTAGACGGCATTGATTAAAATATCAGGACTTCAAAACTCAAATCCCAACTCATCTCCAAGATCTCTCATTTTCTCCATTGCTTCTGTTTTCTCCTTCATTGCACCAGCAATATACCCCATCCGGTATTCCCAAGTTTGTCCACCATCCTTACCCTTCAAAGGATTGATGCACTGCTCGTCACCCAATTTGTTACAAACAAGACCAGCAAGGTCAAGCTCACTAGAAGCAGATGAACCGCCAGTGCCACGCCAGACATGTTGTCCATTTATCCAGGTTGCTCCACACCTTTCACATTCCTTACGCTCTAATTTAAAATCTGAGAATTCTTTGTCAGACATAATTATCCTATATGGTATCTTACAGATACATTATAGGGCTATTTAGAGGCACTACATCAAATGACTTGGTCGTTTGGGGTCTGGGGTCTCAAATCGTCTTGGTCTCCTCATAGTTGTAGATGGAGCATTGAATGCTGGAGCTTTTTTTAGAGTTTCCCTTGCTGGTCCAGAATTAAACTCATTATCTCTATATCTTTTATCATTAAAATCTGACACCTTATTTTTTCTCCCGAAACCAAGAGCTCTTCTACCATTACGGGAACGATGAATATCACCAGAACCAGGCACAATGTTAATATTGGATTTTGGTGGAACTGTTTGTTCCATAAACTCTTTAAAAGTTTTCATCAGCATTTCCACTTTCTTAGTGCTAGAGCCTTACGGGTAGGTTCACCGTTAGGTTTCTTCATTGCACCTTTCATACCACCCATACGAGCACAGAATGATCTCTTACGAGGACCGCCCTCAGGTTGAGGAGCTTTGAGATCACTGCCAGGATTCTCACGCTCATAAGACTTACGGCCCTTTTCATTCAGACCACCTTTTTTATTCTTACCTTCACTGCGTTGCCATGCGGCAGACTTTTCTTCAATAGTCTCACCTTCATGCTCGACAGATTGATTGAGCATTTGATTAGTCATCTTATCAATTCTCATCTTTCTATCACCAAGTTTGCCAGCAAGTCCTTGATTGCCAGTGGGACCCTTAACTTGTTTCTTAGCAAATGGGTTTTTAATATCTAGATTGGGGTGACCAATATATCCGTCTCCAGGTTTGCCACCAACAAATTCATTAACAACACCTTCTTTTACTCTCTGGGAGACATTCTTAATAGCAAATGCATCCCAATAATCAGGACCATAAGCACACTCTTCTCTAACTTCCATCTTCTCACACTTAGGACAGAATCTCATATCTGTCTCCTCAATCAACTCACCTTCCGGTTGATATCCAGCCATTTGTGTGGATGGTTTCTTTTGAGCTAGAGGAGGAAGTTGTGGACCAGTACGGTTTAGGAAAGTTTCCTTTTCATTGGGATTAGTTGAACCCTTTCCCTTATCATAGATTTTTTTTCCTTTCTTAGCAGCACCATGCCCTGGACCAATAGTAAAACTTCCCTCGGTAAGAGGTTTCGTTTTGCTCGCTTCTTCTAAAAATCGCGAAATTTCTGAATATGAAAGTGCCATGCCTAAAAGTTTAGAGCCTTATCTGACTATTTATTTGGTACTGATATTATACGGTTGGTTTTACCGGTGGTTCACTATCTTTTGTGGTGAACTGAATTGGTGCTTGTTCGATACGAATAGTTTGTGCAGGTGCAGTCTGTGCAGCTGCTGCAATCAATCTTTCCATATCTGCTTTACTGATGCCACCACCGCTGCTAGATTCTCCTGCTTTCTTTGCTGCCTGGACACCAAAAGTAGCTAAAACTCCGGTGAAGACGCTGGCTATAAAAGTCGGATCTAGTTTTTGTTCAGGAATTCCAAGTGCTGGTGGAAGTTTGATGTATGCCAGCGTGAGTATTCCGCCAGACCAAACAAGGATGCCGAGCCTAACAAAAGTAGACAGAATAGCAAGCTGTTCTTCTTTGTCATCTGCTGCCTCTTTAATTTTACCTAGAAGACCTTTCTTTTTAGGTTCATCTTTTTTGACTTCTTCTGACATTAAAAGGAAGCATGGCTCTTCTATTTATTTTTCAGAAAAATTATATTCCATTAGCATAGCAAAATACTTATCTTTCATATCCATAAGAAATTGTTGCTCTTGTACTGGTCTTGCCGGAGAACCTGGCCACATTTTTAGGGAATATTCTAAGTGAGAGTACATGAGTCTTACTTCATCGATCCCGATATTGACGCTACAATACCACTCTTCGGGATCTAACTCGTTCATTTTTTCTTATTCATTTCTTTCAACATTTTTTGTAACTCTGCAGTACTACCAACAAACATAGCGTTGTTTGTCACATTTGAAGGACCTTTTACTTCTTCCTTTACATCCTTAATATCTTTTTGCAGCTTCATTAATTTGTCAGTATTGTCGGCAACATTCTTGAGTAACTGACCAGCAACTTCATATGCTCTAGGAGATTGTGTTTCCTCAGCAAGTTCCATCACACCATTCAATACTTCCTGACCTTTTTCAATCAGAGAATATAAATTAGCTCTGGTATAACTATAATCTTTATCAATATCAATATCATTCTGAGTTAAATGTTCCGGTTTTGGTTTTTTAATCGGAGTAACATCAATAGTTTCACTAGATGTATTTAAAGATTCGTCTATTTGTTTGAAATCCATTATACATCCTCTTGTCTGGTGGGACTATAAACTTTGCCGTCATCAAAATAAGTACTAGTTTCATTGAACCCAAAATCATCTCCAGGTTCTGCAGTGATTGGATCTGGTTCAGCAGTATATCTCATTTCACGCTTAGCAGTTTGTGTATTAGTATCAGAATAGTAATCAACCTGTACCTTCCGAATCAGTCCATCAGTGCTTTCGGCAATAGGACCGAAGAGATATGTCTTAGCGACAAAATTTAGAGTATATGTCAAGACTCTTCGTGAAGAGAAATCACCCTCATATTCGTCTGTAAATGAAATGTTTTCTAATACAATTGGAATATCTCTTTTTTCTCCAATTGAATTTATTAAATCTACTGTGATATTAAATGATGGCTGAAAGAATGGTAAAATTTGTTCTACAATTTGTAAAGCATCATCATTTAATTTTGTCATAATATTGAGTTCAAACCCAACATTATACGGAACTGGTAGAAATACTTTTTTTACCCTATCCTTATCGTCAACTGCTTTAAATGTTTTTGTTACTGAAGTTTTTCTTGATGGATCATAAGATAAACTATTCATCTCAAAAGACATTCTTGGGAGAGTAATAGCAGTAGCCTTTGCCAACTCTTGTTGCTGTTCTATTTTTGCTAGAAATTTAGACCTAGGTCCATACGCTAGTGGAACTTTGATATCACTGATCGTGTTCCCATTCTTATCTTCTTTCTGAATGTGTACTTCATTGAATAGAGTTCCAAACGCAATAACCGTCTTGCGAAGGATCTCGTGATAAAAATAAGTGCCTAACATCAGAATGTACCAAACGGATTAATTTCAGTGAAATCTAGGATACCTTCTGCCTCAATTTCAAACTCATCATTGAAAGTGGATTTAGTTGTTGTGTCAATTCCACTATGACTTAGAACTTGATACCTGGCTGAAGATGCTGTTCCCGTAATGAATTCACCAGGATAGAATATGCCATTATTTATTGAGATTTCTAACTTTCTGTCAGTCTCATTGAATTCTCTCACATATCCTTCGGTTCCAGACAGAGATCCAACCACTCTTTCGTTGAAGAAGAATGTACCAATTCCAAGGGAAAGGGGATCTCCAATTGAAATACTGGGTGCTGCTTCATATCCAGAACCAGCGTTAGTCAAGAAGATTCTATTGATGCTATCTCCATCAAGAATAGAGATTGCAGTTGCTTGAATTTGTCCTGCTTTACTACCGACTGTTACGCCAGTGGTTCCGATAGCAACATTAGATGGATGTTGAATCGTAATAATTGGAGCACTTACATAGTTTGTGCCAAGATCTGTAATTCTGATTGATGTGATACCACTGTTTGTAAGAGATGCTGTTGCAGCTGCACCTACACCAGGGCCACCAAATGTAAACGCCGGTGCCTCTGTATATGCAAATCCAGGGTTTTGTAGAACTACTTGATCAACAGAATAGAGACCCGATCTTTCTGTTGTGAATGCGAATGCACCTGCTCTAGATGAAGTAACACCAGCAGGAGAGGGTTCGATACTAACAGAGGGTGTGGAAGTATAACCATATCCATCATCATTTAAGAAAATTTGTTGTAATGCGCCTTGGCTAGCAAATGAGTCAACGATAGCAATAGCTGTGGATCCAATACCTGCAAGAATAACTGTTGTTGTTTCTCCTTCCTGCATCACTCTTTCATCAATACTAATAACTCCAGTATCGACATAATCATCTTCGTAGCGATAGAGTTCGCATTGAAGTTCGTAGATATAATTTTTACCTAACTGATAAAATGGATTCTCAAACTCTACATGCTTAATTTCAAATAACCTTTCACCTAATGGGAAAAATATTAGATCTCCTTCTTTAGGTCTTTCTCCAAAAACAATATCACTACCGGCGTTTTTTGCGTTGTGAGTAACTACAAAGGGGGCAATAAAATCTTCATACCTCTCCCTAGAAACCGTTAGCGTAATTTCATTCTGAAGATTGATACCAAACTTAGTCATGATATCACTACCTTTAGCATATCCCTCATAGTTATTGAGATAAGCTTCTAAAATATATGCATCATTAAACTTTGACGATTGCACTTCTCCGAGCACATCGTCAGTGACAATCATTTTTCTAGGAATATAATAACAATCAAGTCCGAACATTTTCAGGTGTTCGTCTATTAACTCCTGAATGAGATTTTGCTCGTTAGGAGATCCTTGAAGAAAGAAGGGATTTAACGCCATTATCCAATAAGATCAAGAGGTGGGACTTCATATGTGGAAAGCATCCTATCTTCGATGCGTTGCAATTCCATTACACCATCCTCATAAATTTGTCTACCATTCAGTTCAGTACCTCCTGGAAGTTTAACTCCCTGAAACTTAATGAGGTTTTGACCCCACTGCTTCTTAACAAGAGATGTGAAATACTTTTTAAGAAAAGAATCATTATAAACACCTGCATAATTTGCAGGATCCATAATTCTTTGGCAATCAATGATTATATATGTTCCTTCCGTTACAGATCCCCAATCGACATCGAGATACAAACGATTATTTCTCTTATTGTATCTAATCTGCTTGTTTGTTGTCATTAAAAAGTCAATATCTTCAAGATATGTTTTAGTCATCGCATAACTGAGAAGACCACTATATCCAAGATTGAAAGCTACATCATTTAAAAACAACTGATATTTAAAACTAAACATGTTGTTGGAGATGAAACTTGAATCAAACAAAAGTACTTTCTCAATTCCAATAACTGAATCTGGTACAGTCAAATAATTTGTATTCTCCTCAAAGTCTCCAGATGTTGTAGTAGAAGTAGTGATACCAAGAGATTCGCTAGCACCCCTTGCTCTGCCTCTTTTGATGTCATCTGCAGTGACCTTATACTTGAGATAAACTCTTTCTACGCCATCAAAATGACGCTCTTGAAATAATTGAAGAGCGTCATCTAAATTGTCATCTACCTGCTCATCAGCTACATTTATTTCTAAAACTGGAGCTCCAAGTTGCCTAAGAGCATAATCCTTGAGTTCCTGCCTAGTAGTTGGTTTTGCCATCAGAATGTACCTCCATCAACGCTATTAGACCAAATTGGAATGTTGTTTTCATCCGTGGTTAGCATGTAATTAGAGGTTGTTAAGAACCCTACAGTACTAAGACCACTAACTAGTCTTCCATCTGCTTCAAAGAATGCGACACCGTTAGGTCCGCTATATCCAATACCAGTTAATCCACCTTGATCTGATCTGTAATATAGACCGTCACGGAATGTACCGTAACCGATTATGCTCAGATTGTCTTGGACAGTTACCTGACCAGCAGCAGAATCAAGAACAAGTTCTCCACTGTTAGTATTTATTTTTGTTGATGAAGAACCAGCCCCAATTGTAATGTCTGCGACCGTAGAAACTCCAGTAACTCTGAAGTTGTTAGTGGTAAGAATACCAGAAACATTAATGTTGATTGCCTCAACACCAGCAGAACTGGTTACAATTCCTGTAAGGATTGTACCCTGATCAACAGTTAGAGTCGAATGGATGTTTGCATCAGTAGCAACATCAATTGTTCCAGTTTGAGTTACACCACGAACGCTAGCACCAATTGCTAGCGTCTCAAGTTTAATACCATTATTGTAGTGTAGGGTAACACGACCATCAGCAGTAAAGTTAGCGAGAGTTTCGCCAGTATACTTTTGAAGTTCTATTTGGTTAGAACGGATCGCAAGTGTACCAGTTCCTGAATCATCAATGTATGAGTTGTTACCATCATGATAGATGGACAGATCATTGCTATCACCAAAGTGTGCCTTTACATTATCCTTGAAGGAAACAATGCCGGTGAATACTGCATTAGTAACAGCAATACCAGTGAGTTTGGCATCGAAGGCATCAAGAGCTTCTGCGTCAATTGTGGTGATCGTTGCAGCAGTACCAACAGTATCTGTTACCGCAAGACCAGTGATGTTGACATCTTTAGCATCTAATGTTTCAATA